GCGTCGGCCTTCAGCACCTCGATCTGCGCGAGTATCTGTTCCTGCGCGTGCCGCTCCGCCATCGTCGCAAGATCGTGCGCCAGCTTTGCCTTCTGGTCCTTGTCCTCGACAAACTTGTCGAGGATGCCGGACACTGCGGGGATTAATGCCTGTATCATTCCATCACCTCAAATTGAAATTCAGTGGGGAAGCATAGCATCTCTTTGTTGATCGGCATGCGCTCTTCCCAGTTGATTTTGGTGCCAGCGACGTGGCAGTGCGCCATCGTCTCATGCGCCGACAGCACATTGACCGCGATCTCGCCATCCGCGCTGGCGATGATCATCAGCAGCAGCCACTTCATTTGCTTTCGTTGCCCATCCACACGGCGAACGCGCCTGTGGCGGCACCGACGATGGTCGAGACGAACGCGGTCTGCTGCGTTGTCGCGTCAGGCCCGAGGCTCATGAACCAGTCGCACACGTTCCACGCCATCAGCGTGAACGCCAACATCATGAACCGGGGGATAATCTTGTACTCTAGCAGCGTCTTGCTCATCTCGGTTTCTCTTCGCCTGTTCTTTGGTTGTCCTGTTGTGCATGTCCCACACGATCATGCCCATTCCCCGCTAACCATCATCGCGGCCATATCCTCGGCGCGCTTGCCGACTTGCGCCGCCCATCGGCTGTCGAGCATCTGCGACGCAGCTTCACCGTAATCACCCGCCTCAATCGCCGCCTGAGCCTTCTTGAAGCCATCCCAGCGTGGCTTGCCTAGATTGAACAGCATCGAGACCACAACCGCCTGACGCGGCTCTGAGAGGCCAGCAAACCACGGGTATGTCTCCGCCTCTGCCTGACAGCGCTTGAGATCATTCGCCAGCAGGTAGTCGATTTCGTCGTCGGACAGTCCGCCGCCCAGCTTCTCGTCGATGAGCCGCCCCACGCCGATGGTGAGATACCCACGGCTGTCCTCATAAGCGTGCGCCACCACACCCTCGTGATGCTTGATCATCTCAATCAGTTTATCCATTCCGCGTCTCCATCACTATCTGATACGCCTTCTCAAAGCTGTCTAGCTCCAGATCCGGCTGGTCGAACCAACCCTGCGGGCGGCGCTGCGAGTATTGGTTGACGCAGCACGCCGCCTGAAAATGTACCTTCCGGCAGTTGATGGCGCAATGCGCGAGAATGTCAAACTTCTCAAGCGATGGCAGCGTCTTCTTTACTCGCCCGGCCCCGTTCTGGAATTGATAACAGGGCCGGTGGTTCTTCTCAAAGCGAAGCTGCGACGACTTCACTTGCACCCGCATGAAGACGCCGGCGGAATTCCACGCCACAAGATCCACGCTGTCCTGCTGCGCCGGGGAGACGCGCCAGCCAAGCCCGAGGATGGCGGCCGCCGTCAGATACTCTCCGGCGAGGCCGGTTGTTGTTGCGGACGTCGTCACAGTCTCCCCTGTTCGTGCAGTATCAGAAGCACCAGCCCGGCGATCACCGCCAGACAGCCGACAACAAAAGCCGCGATGATGCAGCCGTCGATGATCTTGCGGCGCTTGTTCGCGGCGGCTATCTCAGCCTCACGCCGTGCGATCCGCGCCTTGGCCTGAAACTTTTGCCAGTCGTGCCAGAGGCCCGGACGGCCAGCGTAGATCATGATGGTCTTTAGCTCCTCCTCTTGCTGGCGGATTTTCTCCAGCCCCATAAATTCTTCGAGGTCAGAACCGCCGCCCTTCTTTTGCGCCTTCTTCTGGAGGGCTTCTTTCGCGCCAACAAAGTCAGCAATCGCACTGCCAGCCGACGCGATTTCCCTGCCATTTTGCACAGCAGTTTTGATCACCGCAAAGGCGGCGTTGGCAGCGGCTAATTCTGCAAGCACTAGCGCCTCGTTACAAGAACAAGGATCGCTAGCAACAGCCCTACCTGTATCAGGTCGATCATCGGGATTGCGATCATCAGTACACCTTCCTGCTTCCTGCTTCGATAAACTCCGGCAGGCAGTACGTTTTGAACCGCCTTGGAGACTGCTGCTTTATGCGTCGCGCAAAATAGATGCAGCGGTCGAGGTCATACCAGCAGGCGTCGCGGCTCACCGTCCTGTCGTCGAGGACAACCACCAAGCAGAAAACGTGCAGCATCTCCACATCAGTCGCGCCCGGTCAATCGCTTGACTGTTTCGGTCTCCCAGATCCTGATCAACACCCACACGCCCGTGATCAGCGCCACAGCGTTTGGGGCCATATCCATCATCGCAGCAGCAGTGCCTGTCCCAGCCGCAACGTCGAGGACGATTTTCTGTTCTTCTGGCATTACATCCTCACGGGGCCGGGCTTCCGGGGTCGTTGAAAGTGTCGAGGCTAATCACGCCTGACGTCGGGACGTTGGTGTTGCCGGTGCCCGTCACCGCCGGGTGCGACCACGACCACGCGTTAGACGCCTGCCCGTTGGCCGTCGCGACCTCACCGTTCGTGAAACTGCTGTCGTCAGACCACGGTGACATTGTCATGTCCACAGTCTGGCCGGTGTTGTTTGTGATTGTCATGTCGTATGCGGTAGTGAGGCGCGTGTAGCTAAATATGCCAAACCCGTCGCCACTTTGCACAAAAACTCGGAAGGTATCACCGTCGCTGAGGGTTGCAGTGGTGGTGGTGCTCTCCCCGACGCCGCCGACATAGGTGCCGTTCACCTCTAGTCCTACCGAGCCTTCATTGCTGTTATTGCCCCAAGTCAAGGTGGCCGTCGCGCCTCCGGCAGTGCCGGTATCCATTGTCTGTGTGCCCGAGATGTGAGTGCCGCTGATGGTGCTGCTTGTCGAGCCAGTCGTCACAACGACCGCGATGTTTGACGTTGTGTTTGACGCTGTGCCACTGGCAGACGCAGCGGCGACGGCTGCGTCCGGCACTTCAGACCCGCCGCGATAATACTCGCTCATGCTGATCGGGTTAGAGCCGCCGTAAAATGTCTGAACCTCAGACAGCGAGATCGCGCTCCCTGCTCCACCGTTCACTGGCATTAAACTGTACCGAATGCCGTCACGTCATTGCCTGACGTGATGTGGCCGTTGTCTTCGATCTTCAGGACGGCGGTGCCGTTATACTTGAAGATCAGGTGATCACTGCCGTCGACCTCGATAGTCCAGTTGTTTGTGGTGCCGTTAAGCTGAAGGTCTTTTGCGATCTCGACGTTTCCGGTGCCGTTTGGCGAGACGATGACGTTGCCGTTTGTGTCGGTGGATGACAGCGTGTTGCCGTCAAGCTTCAGGTTATCAACCGCAACCGCATCAACCGCCTCAGTCGCGTCGGCGAAGTCAGCGAGGTGGGACATGATTTCCCTGAGCGAGTTATTCAAATCGCTTGGGACCATCACGCCCTCGGACAGGTTGATCCCGCCGACGTCGGTGTTGTTCGCCGCGCTGTTGTCGTATTGGGACAGCTTGTCCTTGGCCATCTGTGTGTTCCTCTACTGGTTGAGCGGGTTTGACGCGCCGCCGGGGTAACCGGCCTCTGGCGTCTTGCCAAGTTCTTCAATCGGCGCTGGCTCCCTGCCTGCGATGCCGTCTGTGACCATCGGCCTGATAATACCACCACCCTGCGCCAGTGCGCGACCCACAATGGTCAAGTTGCGCTCGTTAAAGAACCCGCCCTCGCGCCCGGCGGCGATTTCCTTGAGCGTTTCAACCGAACCCTCGCCAGTTATCGTGTCGGCCAGCTTCCTGACGTTGACGTTCTGAAGCTGGCGCGCGGTGGCGTCGCTGGCGGCTCCAAGGGCGCGCCACGGCGCAGAAGCGAATTGCAAGAGACCTTGGAAGCCTGTCTTGTTGATGAGGTCTTGTGCGCTTTCCTTAGCTGCCGTGTCAGTGCCTGTGTAGATCGCGCGAGAGGACGCCTGCATAACCTTGAGCAGATTGTCCATTGCCTCCATCTGATCAGGAGACAGAGCGGCCTTGAGGCGCTTGTAACCCTCTCCCTGACCGAAATCTGTCCAAAAGCGCGCCGGGGCCATAGACGCCGCAACGTCTGGCCGAGAAATCTCTCCCTGCCGTATTTTGGACGCGCCCTCCCAGATGCTCTCAAGTGCGCCGCGTGTGAAGCTATCCCATATTTTTTCGCCGCCATCGACCTTGAGGATGTTTGCCTTAGCCGCAGCAATAGAGGACGGTGAGGCGTTTTTGAACAGCCTGCCGCCCATATACTCAAAGTCTCGGAGGTTCTTGTTGGCGATCAGGGGAAGGATGCCGCCCTCAACGTCATCAATGGGGCGACTCAGGTCGCCCCAGATTTTGCGCGCGCCAGCGTACTCAGAAACTTGCGCGTCCATCTCCTTGAGAAGCGTTCCCTGAACTTCTTGCAGACGAAGCGCCTCCTTATTCCGACCAGCCCGTTTCGCCGCACCAATCATGTCGTCCATCAATTCTTTCACGTTGTCTTGAACGAACTGAAGGCTGACACTTTTGTTCGGTCGGTAACCAACAACGGTTCCTTCCTTGTTCTTGACCGGCGTCGCAATAAATTTGAGAGCGGACCGCATCTTTGCACCAAGGCGGGGGTTGTCTTTTATTGACTGCTCAAACGCCCTAACGACACGGGACACATCCACCTCAGCGCCCTTCTCAAACGCCTCCGCATAAGCCGGTGCGCCCGCGCGAGCGCGATCCCTTGCAAGCTGCACCATCGCGTCCTCTGATGCCCTCGCCATCTGCGCCCCAGCAACCTCACGCGGCGGCGCGCCCGGCGCAATGTCTTCAAACGCCTGCCCCGCTGCGCGACCGATCTGAGTACCACGCTCGGCGGCGAACTGCGCCATCGTCTCGCCTGTGCGGGGGTCTCCAGCAAGAGCCTTCTGCATCGCGATCAGGTCAGCGTTTCCGGTAAGTTCCGCAGGAGTGATCCTGATGTTTGTGCCGTATTTTCGATTTACCGTATCGAGCGTTGACTTGAGCGCATTGGCTGCGGTTGAGCCTGTCTGTTTAATCGCCCTGTCGAACTGTTTCGCTGCGTCCTTAATTGCCGCGCGGCTGAGACCCTTTCCAATCAACATGCCAGTCAGAGACGCAGTCAGATCAATCGCGCCCTCAGCGGCGACGCGGAAGGGGCTGATGCGCTGACCAGCCATCTGCCGGGCCATCGCCTCGCGCAGATACTGCCCAGTCATTGCCCCTGTCGTGCCACCAGCGACCATACCGCCGGGGCCGAAGAGTGATCCGCCGACCGTCCCAAGAGCCGCCCCTGTTGCGGGGATGGATGGGCCGAGACCTTTTACAAAAGACCGCAGCGGCCCGGGCGACACAGCCTGCAAGGTGCCGCGATCAGTGCGGTAGACGATGCGCCCATCGCTAACTCCAAAGCGCTCCATAGGGATGCCCATCTGCTGCGAGTAGTAACGCATCCGCGCCTGCGGGTCTTGGATTAACGACGCAGCCGCAGTAGTGGGGACCGACGCAGCGTCCATTGTGCCGGTTTCCACGATTGGCCGGGTCATGCCTGTGGGCGTAAATCCTAGAAGACCGTTGCTCATTTTATGCCCCCTGCTTCTTCGCGCTTTCGGCCCAAACAGACAGGGCGTCAGCTTGCGTCTTGCCAGCGTTGTCCGGGTGGGCCGTCCACTGCTGGACGAAGTCGTCAATATACATCAGGTTGCCACCTTGCGTTTGGAGCGACAACGGATACTTTCGCGCCAGATTGTCAGTGATTTTGTCGTTACCAGAACGAAGTTGCTGCGCCCGGTAAAGCGCCGCCGCCGTCACATTGCGGAAGTTGTCCAGCTTCGCCCTGAACTCCGTCGGGCTGTCTTTTACGTCTGGCAGGAACCGTTTGGCGTTATCAAGTTCAAACTTGGTGACCGCCGCGCCAGAAAGTTGCTTCAGAATTGTGCTGAACAGATTTTGCGTCTGCGCTCGGAACTGCGAGTAATTCATAAGCCCTTGCGCGTCAGCAACGGGGACCCCGGTCAGCCTTTCCATTTGCAAGGAGACGTAGTTTTCTAGCTGAGTAGGGATAGTAAGATACGACGGATCAAACATATTTTCGATCTGGTCTAGGCTTGAGAGGACGTTCTGCGTCTCAAGTATCTGCGTCTCAATCGCCTTTACGG